TTTTGACTCATCTTTTGTTGAATTTGAGCGAGAAAGACCTTCTTATACCACAAATACCCATTATTGGTACGTCGAAAACATTGAAGATGATTCCCCATTTGATAGTGTAATAAGTCCCCACAATTCCCTGTAGGGTTGCAAGTGGTAAAATAGAAGCCACACATAACGTTGTTAGGAGCAATGATGCAAACAGAACAAGAGCGGCTGCCTGTCGGTAGCCTAGTTAAGATTCCACGTCAGCCTGGCGAATACAAAGTAAAAGGCTACAACAAAGACGGAAGTTATCTTTTATACGGAGGCATATCAGGTCATGGTATGTTTCGTGACTCACACAGCGTTAAGCTGATCGTGGCAAAGAAACGCCGAACAAAGGTGGAAGCATGAGAAAAATATTAATATCTTCGATCCTTGCAATTTCATTAGCATTTCCTGCGCCGGCTATGGCTAAAAGCAAATTGGTTATGCCAATGGAGTTTTACAAACGTTTAGCTCAATGCGAGACTGCTGGTAACGTGAACCACTCAACACGATCTTACACAGGAGCGTTTGGTATCTACCGACGCACTTGGCAACAGTATTCAAACCACACAAGCGCAAAAGGTATGAGTTTTGAACACCAAGCAAAAGTGGTTGATAACATTGCCTTTATGGGATTTACTAAAAAAGGTCAATACAAATGGCCTGTAGGACCATGGGGTTGGGGTACAATAAAGCGTCAAAACTGTATGAACTTACAAGAGTTCATCTGTCGTTCTAATCACAAGAAAGTCCAACGCTGGAAGCGTGGATGTTAAATAGCCATAGGAGGCACCATGTCACAAGACATTGTAATACAAACACAAGAAGTAGTTTCTAACGACTACCTTGCATCATTCCAAAGCGCACTGCTTGCAATGGATGATTACCGAGCACAACTAGCAGAAGCGGGCGATTGGAACACGCTTGCAGTTGGTTTAGTAAACCTCAACGATTTCAAAACCAATTTAATTATGTTGATTCAACAGATCGAGCTTGACATTTACGGATTGATGCCGGACAAAAAGACAGTCATCGAGGGCGTTGGTATCCTTGAAAAGCGCCGTGCAAACACTAAGAAGTGGGAGAGCGAGAAGTTGTTGGAGGACATTGTGGCTAGCAAGTTACAGACCGAAACTGGCGAGATAAACCCTTCTGACATATTTGATCTCATTGAGACGTTGAAAAAAGTCTTACCACTTACTGGTTCTCTTGGTTGGCGCACTGGAGAACTTAAAAAAGAAAACATTGACATTGAGGATTACTGCAGTGTAACCTGGGGTCGTCAAACAATCTCAATCACAAAATAGGAGCAACCATGACAGAGATAGCAATACCAAATACAGACTACGAAACGCTATGGAAGCTTTCGCAACGGATCAGTAACACACCGTTTGTGCCTACCGCGTTACGGGGTAAAAACGAAGCAGTTTTGGCTTGTGTTTTGTACGGAGCAGAGCTTGGGCTTGGACCAATGCAGTCGCTGAACAGCATTCATGTTATTGAGGGTCGCACGGCAATGTCGCCCGAACTTATGCGAGCAATGGTGGCAAGACACGGACACCGCATTGACGTGATCGAGAACAGCAATGATGTATGCGAAGTAAAAGGAACACGAGCCGATACTGGATCAACAGCAACGGTTCGTTGGACACTTGACGACGCAAGAATGGCTGGTCTTGCTGGCAAGAACAACTGGAAGACATACCCAAGAGCAATGTTGCTAGCGAGAGCGACGAGCGAGTTGTGTCGTATTGTTTTCCCCGACGTTATTGCTGGTCTTTCGTACACCCCCGAAGAAGTAGCAAGCATTGCGGGAGTTGAATACGAAGAGCCAACAATTCCGGCAGCGCCAGTGATTGAAAAACCAATCGTTTTAGATGACGAGATCATCGAGGCCGAGATTGTTGAAGAAGAACCAAAAGCAAAGCCACGCAAAAAGGTGGGAGAAGCTATCAAGATGACACCAGTAGAAGAAGTTGTTGAAGAAGCTTTGAAGACCAAGAGCACTACACCCTCATTTGAAGAGCGTTTGGAAATTGCATCAAGTTGGGGACGTTGGCCATACGTAAAAGCAATCGCTGCGGTTTATGTAAAGAAGCTTGGTCGTGACAACATGCCTATCTCTTACCACGAACTTGCCCACGACGAAAAACTGTGGGTCGCCTGCAAAGAAGCAATGGACTCAAAAGCAGTGTAAGTGCCCTAGAGAGAGGAGGAGGCGACTCTCTCTAGGACAATACAATGATAAACTAAAAACCCCCCAAACGGAATAACCGTAAGGGGGGTTTTTGGCGTTAGGAGCAAAGGAGAGTATACACCTAACGAGTGCTAAATGTAGCTAGAAAATTGGTCGTTTCCTACCGTACACAGTTGTTCCATTTTCGTCACAGCGAGCGACGAATTCATAACTACCACCATACTTTTTTTGAGAGTCAGAAGCACGTTGGTATCCGGATTGTTTTGACTCATAAGTATGAAACACAGCCCAGACACCTTCGTTCGCATCAAGAAAAGCAACGAACTCACTCATCAATGGTAAACCAATGCGAGAGCCATTACGTGCTGGTGGCGGGGTTTTTATTTCAAACATAGATCCGAGAGAGAGACTTGTTTCATCTGACATAGTTTTTATCTTTCAGTAGTTCCCGCATAGAAGGTAGCGAGAGAGAGTGCCAGTATATCCGTTCCGTAGCAAACGCCAACAAAAAAACGTCGCTCCTTCACGCCGGCAGCCAGTAGTGACGGTTTGCCTTTGCAACGAACTCTGCGAAGCGAAGCGATTGGGCGAGGTTGTCAGCGAACCCCCGCATTTCTTGTTGAGCCTTCATCACAACTTTTTTGTTGTCGGTGGTGTCGTACTCAATGCGAACTGCGTAGAACCCTGCACCGACTATTTCCACTTTCCATCTGCCTGACCCGACAATGAACTTGTCTTTACCGTTCGTTAGGTCTTGAGGTGGGGGGGAGATATCGGTTAGACGGTCTGCCATTTTTTGTAGGTCGGATAATGTTGCCATAGGCGACATAGTAGCGTATAGTGACACTCGGCAACAACGCCGTTCTCAAAGGAGAGAGAAAATGACAACAGAAACTAGCCAATGCTGGACAGACCTAGACATTGCCTTACAAGCAGGTATAGATCGAGTTTTGCTTTACGGTCAGCCAGGAACTGGCAAGACCTACTATGCACTCAACAACCATCTTGAAACACCAGCTGATATCCACGGCGATGACATTCGCACTCGTCGTGCCTACCGTGTTTTGTGCTCACCCGATATGACCACAGCCGACATTGACGGACTATGGAAGCCGAGCAAAGAAGACTGGAAGTTTGTTACTGGTTCTGCGTTGAGAGCGTGGGAAGGTGGAGACCGTCTTATTCTTGACGAACTAGACCAAGCGTCAGGCGATGTTCTCACGGCTTTGCTGCTTATTTGCGATAGCGACGGTTCAGCCGTTCGCGAACACCCCGAAACTGGCGAAGCGATTTCACCTCGTCGGGGCTTTGAGATAATTGCAACTACCAACGCCGAACGCCTAGAAGATTTGCCTGCAAACCTTGTGGATAGATTTCCTGTTCGCATCAACATCAACGAGGTGAACCCTCAAGCGTTGCTAGGTCTTCCTAAGTGGCTACAACCGATTGCTCGTTCCTATGCGAACCGTACAACTGACCGTTATTCATTGCGTTCGTTTTTTGCGTTTGACAAATTGACAAATAGCGTCGGTATGGAAACTGCAACACGCTTGGTGTTTGGTCACGAAGCGAGAGCAATTATGGAAGCCGTACGAATTAGTACGGCTATCGGCACAGAAAATGCAGATAATCCAGAACACGTTGGTATTCGTTACGACTTGACCAGTATTGCATTAGAGAAGGGAGAGTGAGAATGTCACAAAACACTCACAAAAAATCCAGCCCGATTGCCAGTCCTGAATGGGTGGTAAGTGATCGAGCAGACCGTGACCTTGACCCGATGATGAGAAGGGGGTGGGAAGCAATTCCTGCCCCTTTACAGCGTGGAGCATCATTCACAGATTTTGCTACTCACGAAATTGCAGTACCGGTGGGTGAGAGTGTTCAGGCAAAGGCAGTCCGATTGCACGAACTTGTTCACGCTCGTATCTCGCCCTCGTCAGTTCCAGCTGCTTTGATGACACAACTCGGTATCTCTCCTGCGTCGGTGCGTATTGCCGAAGAAGTACGAGTGAATTGGGTTGCTGGTCGGGCGTTACATAGTGGTTATGCAGATATCGCCGATATTGCAGAAATGACCGACGGTTCAGAGCGTGGACTGGCTGATGAAGCCGTAAAAAATAAAGATTGGCGTTCTGCGTTGTCGCTGTTGCTATCGACGTACAACACGAAAGCGTACAAAGTGGTGAAGCGTCGGTTACGAATAAATCCTGATTGGAAAGAAGCGACAGATGTAATCCAACGCCACCTAAAAGAACGGCATTGGGAAGTGAACGCAAGTATGGCGTATTCGCGCGCTCGTCGTCGTAGTGATACCAGCCCTGTGGGTTATCGCTGGACAGATACAAAAACAAAAGGAAGTCATAACACTTTTCTTCCTAATGGTTTCGTAGAGCACACTCTGCCACTTGCCACAACGATTGACCAATGGATGAATGAACCACCATCAGCCCCGAAGAAGGGCAGATACAAAACGACAAAGCCCGAAGAAAAAAACAAACCACCTGTTGTGCCTATGTCATCTCATTGGGAAGAACTGCGATGGGGTATGACCTCGCTAACAGAGAGTGCTAGTTCATTTATTGGTCGGCGCAAACGCCCTGCAATGACTGGTAAGTTTCCCTCGCGACCAGATCGATTACTGACTGACCCTGAACGCCGTATTTTTCGTGAGATAGTTCGTGGTGAAGGTGGAACGGTTGTGTTTGACTGTTCAGGTTCTATGAGTGTTAGCCACGACGATGTAAAAGCGATACTGAAACACTTCGCTGGTGCAACGATTATGGCGTACACCTACCGAGGCGACGAGGTTAGTAACGCTTGGATTTTGGCTCGCAATGGGCGAATGATTGGTGAGAGTGAGTTTGAGCACTTAGACCTAAATCACGGAAATGGCGTGGATAGTCCTGCGCTCCGTTGGGCGATACGTCAGCGAAAGAAACCGAAAGACTTCATCGTTTGGGTTAGTGATGGTTTTGTTACTGGTAAGGGTGATTACGCCACCGGTGACCTCATTAGAGAGTGTGCGTTATTGTCGTACAAGTACAACATCATTGGTGTGGAAGACGCTAACGAAGCAGTTCGACTTGTAGCTGAAATGAAGCGTGGTGTTAGACCTCGCCATAGATTTGTTGAAATAATTGCCGACTCGCTCGGTAAAACAAGCAAAAGAAAATAAAAAAAGGAAAACAAAAATGAGATACACATACGACGAAACAAGACCAGCAACATTGTTGGCTGACTGGCACGACAAGTACCGACTACCTTCTAGGACTTACGACGACGCAAAAAGTATGTGCTATTTGCGAGTGTCCGAAGTCAAGAACGGCGAGCGTGTTTCTCGTTGGAAGTTGGGCAGTATCACCGAATGGGGAACTGACGCTCTAATGGAAACATTTCGCGAGGCAATGTCAATGGTTCGTGAAGATGTAGAGAACGGCAAAGACCGTGAAGATGTGACCGAGGTTCTAGGTCTGCTAATCATTTCTCACGGCGAAGGTCGGTGGGGAACGGAGCACCCCGAAACTGGTCAGCCCTGCACCTTTGACCAGTTGCCCGAAGAACATCAGCGCAACATTATTGAGAAAGCAACAACCGAGGAACTTGTATCGCTACGCCAAGAGAGTGTGCCAGTACGAGTGGTCAATATCATCAGCCTGTCGGGTCTGCTCGGTGAAGTCACGATGTTTGTGCCAGGTTGCGAGCCGACTGTGGAAGTACAAGAGCAATGGACTGGTGAGGTAGGCGACGAAAACATTCGTAGCAGTGGTGCGATAGATGAGATACTTATCAAAACTATGACTCTGCTTTCTTTGTTGAGCGAGGTAGCGAGAGAAGGGTATGACCTGACCCCTGCTGGCTTGATGGATTACTCAATGAACCTGCTCCGTCGCGGCGACGAGAGCGCGAACGAAGTAATGTCGCTGGTTCTGAAAATGGTGGCGTTCGCTTTGGATAACGACGAAATCGATCTAAGTGGTGGCGACGACGACGACGACTGATAACATCAAGGGCGTTGGGGTTCTTTCCCCTTTCTCCCCCAACACAAATGAAGCCCCGACTATCACCCCCCGATAGTCGGGGCTTTGTTATTGTCACGAGTGGCAACAATGCCTAACGAAAGGAAAAAGAAAATGAGCGAGAGCGAACTATGGGGATATCTCACTTTGTTTGTGGTGGTACTGCTGGGTGTTCTCATCTGGGCAGACCGGCTACGTCACCGTGTTGAGGAACTGGGGCGAGAGTTAGAACGCTCCGAACAAGAGAGAGAACTACTGTCAAAACTTCTGCACCCTGCCCGAAACGGCTGGCGCGACTAACCCTCTGCTGCTCGATCAGCTGTAAGAAAAAAAAATAGAAAGACCCTCGGCTAGTTGCTTGACTTGTCGGGGGTCTTTCGTTTAGTCTCTCTTTGTTGGCAAAGTGCCGACACTACGAAAGGTAGAAAAATGACCCAGCAAACATTGGCGAAAAGCCACCTAGACAACTGGCGTGAGGCAACCCCTGCGCCACCTGAAAAAATGGAACAGCCCATAATTTGGGAGCGTTACGGCTCGGAATGGGTGACAGTACCTGTCACGACTGACGAGGTATATTCAGCCCTTGCGCTTTACTCGGCTAGTCGTTGGGAGCGTCGGACACAGAGCGACCTACCCACTCTCGCCCCTTCTGCTTTCGTGTTCGTAACTACTGGCTACGGTGCGCCGCTTGGAGCTGACGGCAAGGTTGAGGGTCGCCCTTCTGAGCACCCTCTACGCCGTCGCCTTCGTGTGATGTGTTGCTATGCCGAAGATGCGAGCCGTGTGAGCCGTTTAGAGTTCACCGACGATGGTGAAAGCAACGAGACCGAAGACGGTACGGGGCAACTTGCCGAGGCTCTTGACTCGGTGGGGTGGGCTGTATGGGGCGACTCTTACTTTCAAGCGATAATGGAACAGATAGCCGAAGCAACTGGCAACCCTGAAAAGTCCGACACGATGAAAAACCTCGTCGGGCGTTTGGTCAATGTTCTCAAAGCGTCAGGCTCGGTGGATGACGACGAAGACGACGAAGACGACGACGAGAGCGAGGGCGAGTGATGGAAACCGAAGACACCACCCAAGACCCCCAAACCATCTGGGAATATGTCGAGGCTGCACCGGCATTTGTCGGGGCTATCGCTGACCTGTGGTCGTGGTCGCTGAACTATGACCACCGAGACCCACGGCGACCCTTTCCCTTGTTCCTTGACCTTGTGGGTTATTCCGATGAGCAATATGGCTGTCGTCTTTCCACTTGGGGGCGTAACGAGTCGGGGGGCTTTGGTGGAGCGATGGAAGGTCTCGGCTGGATGGAACTTTACAAACTCGGTAAGGCTCTCTGCGAATATGCAGACAGACCGAGCGAGTGCGACGAGTGGATTACTGGTCTTATGTCGGGCGACCTTGACGAATAGTCAGGGCTTGCACCAGATCGACGTTATGAAAGGCGAAGAAATGAAAATAGAAGAACCAAAGCAACTGGGGCAGATGTTCACGGTGGAAGAACCACCAGCACCAGCCCCCAAGGGCAAGCGACCTGGCAGGGAGAACAACAGCGACAAGGCTGTGCTGTTCTGCGAAGCCAACGCCGACCAATGGTGCAAAGTGTTCGCGTATCGGTTCACCGACGCGCAGACCCTGTACAGCGTTCAACAGAATGTCCGTCAGCGTAAAGCAACTATGAAGCGAATAGCCGAGGGTTACGGTCTAGCGATTGAGTTCACTTGGTACACGGACAACGAGTTATCGACCTGCTGTCTTTACGCCAAAGTAAGCGAGCCAGCACCGACAGAGCGAGAGAGCATTACCCCCGACCCTGACGACTACAACTGCCCCGACGATTAGTCAGGGCGATTGCCGGCAGCGATCGAGCTGTGTGACCAGATGTAAAGACCCCCTGCGTTTCGTTGGCGTGGGGGGTCTTTCGTTTTGGTTCTCTCGGCTGGTAATGTGTCGCTCGGTGGTCGCTACTGACCATCACAACTGAAAGTAGGAACAATGGATATTTATCGGGTCACGATTTACCGAGTCGGGGGGCTGGCTCGTTGGCGAGGGTTCACATACCTCGCTGACGCTTTGGATTGGGTGCTACATCAGAAACGAGACGGGACAATTCACCTGCCGTATCTGTCGTGCCTCATTCAGGAGCAATGCGAGACTTGCCACCTGTGGTATGACCTCAATTCTGACCACTACGCCTCTTGCCTCGGCTTTGCTGATGAGAGCGAGCCTGTCGCTTGTGAAGATGAGGGCATAATTGTCGCCTGTAAGGGTCTGCCCATCGCCGCGACGTGGCGAGACCGTGACGGTTACGAATGGACACGGATTCTTTGCCCTGCTCACGCTGACCATTTCGACTGGGAGCAAACCCACGCCGAGAACATCTAGCCCAACTACGCCCCAACTATGGGGCAACTAGCAGACATAGGAGACCCTGCCCTCGTGGTGGGGTCTCTTGCTGTCTAGGGAGTAATGCGAGAGAGTGAGCAACTGACAGAAACGCCCAGCGAGTGCGAGTAATACGCCCCGTAGCAAGTGTGCCGGTACTCGATCTCTCCCCTGCCCCGTGTTGCGCTGCATTCCAGCTGGTGAACCTCACGCCCCGACACTCGCCACCAATCACCCTGGGCAACTGCTCACCATTCACCCTGGGCAACTGTCACCGAGAGAGGGAATAGGTGCGTCTGTCGCTGGTCTGTCGCTGATAGCCGTCACTCTGGACAACTACGCCGCCGGCGACGTGGCGACCCCAGTAATCCCCCGACTACTGGTCTGCCCACTCTCACCACCCAGTAGCCCCCACTCACCACCGATCACCATCGCCGGCATCTCGTCACCCCCCACCACCCAAAGGGGGTCCCAGGGCGCGAAATGATTACAAACTCCCGTACGTTTGACCTTTTCAAAACCGATGTGTAGACATTGATTTAAATTTTTCACCCCAATTTGGGCAGATTTAGCGTTAAAACGTTGTACAACGGTCTATTTTCCTACTTCTGGGCCTTTTTTGGCTCCAAACGACGATATTGAACCGATGCCGAAGGCTTATTCTCCCTTATACGTAGTAAGAATTCTCCATCCCTGGGGGGATTACCCTGGTGTGCGAGCCTTTTTTACACATGCTGTGGATATTTTGTGGATACTTGCTACACGGGCGTGGGTTTATTAGCTCCCCCCACGGTTTACTACATGTGTAGATGGTCGCCGTAGCCAAATTCTTTTAGCCGACACCGGAATATTTAATGAGATGACGTTCATAACGCTGCTTGAACCTCTGACGCAATAGGGGAAAACGTATGTCTCGTCGTTAGCTTGATTGCAGGGTTCATCTACCCTAGTTCCCTAGTATGAGTGCCCCGTCACTTGCAACAGTGATACAGCCATGAGTCTGTAAGTTGTAGGTAGAGATTACACCCTGTGTGTGTCGATTGCAACCTGTGGACCAAGAAAATGTTATTATATTTGATATGGCAAACGACTATGGCGATCCAAGCAAGTGGAAAGAATCTAAAAAGAAACCTACTGAAGCATTTACTACTAAGGGTACTGCTGCTAAAGGTTTGGCTAAATCAAAGGCAAAGAATCGTTTTTCTTCTGATGCCAAGACTAAGGTGAAGAGTGCAACGGATGCTTTCGCCGGCAGTGGTACTCCTTTAAGTACTTCTATGGGTATTAACCCTATGAGCAAGGGCCAGATCGCCGGCGCTGTAGGTAGCGCAGTAGGTGGTGCAATAGCTAGCAAAGCTATTGTTAATTCGGCTCAAGGTTTAAAGAGTTATTATCGTGCCAACCCTGACGTTCCAAGACCACCTAAAAGGACTAGAGCTCAAACAAAAGAAATGCGTAAAAACATAGCGGAACGTCAGGCAGCAATACAAGCAGCTAGAGACAAGCTGATACCTCGCCCACTCCAAAAAGATATAGAAAAAATGAGAGCAGCCAGGGTAGCAATTGAAAAGAGAGCAATAGCAAATAAACCGGCTAGTCCTCCACGACCACCCCCATCAGGTTATAGAGAAACTCTTAATATACCGCCTGCTCCTCGTCAGGTCCCTCGTCCATCGTTGCCACCGCCTCCTCCACGTCCTCCACAACCACCTCTTAATGTACCCCCAGCTCCTCGTCAAGTTCCTCGACCACCATTTGCAACAACACCTCCACGTCCTCCACGTCCTCCACGTCGACCTAAAAAATAATTTCTAAATAGTGTTGACAAACAGGTGAATCGCCTGTATTGTTCACAATGACACTTACTACTGCAGAGGAGCTGCTATGGAAGACATTATTAGGTGGGATGGAACAACTCCAGTCTCAAAGCCCAAAGACAAGGATCCTGAAGGGGGTGTTTGGTGAATGATAATCAAGTCATTACAGTTGCGTTGGACCATGAAGAATGGTTGCGTTATGGCTGGGAAATGGGTTACTGCGGTCCCGCTATCTGCTACATCCACGATGGTCTGCCCCTTACTGCAGATGAAGAAGAAGACTGGGCAGACGGCGGCGATCCATGTCTCCACATTGTCCGGTTGTACGAGGACCATGATCACCGTCTAGCTGTAGAGTCCAATGACTCTCCAACTAACTGGCGGGCTAGCAATATAGGGTGGGAACGTGGCTGATTGGTACGAAATCCGCAAGGCACAGGAAAAAGCTATTGCTCATCACGAGAATATCCAGCAAGAGAAAATGCTGAACAAGATGAACAAACCCCGGACAAACCACTGGGGTGGTATCAATTGGGAACTAATTGCTGACAACCTTAACTACGCTATTACAATGCTTATTGAAAACCCTAATGATATAGCTACATGGCGCAAAGTCTTTGAACTTCAGGATAAATACTTCAAGGCAAAGGACGAGTTCTCCCGATGACCGTTAAGGAGCCATTGCTCTCTTTTGAGCCATTTGAACGCATCACCCGTGATCCGGAGCATGATGAATTCCAATATGCCCGATCTATTGGTGTGACACGTGACGTATTACGTGGATGGCGCAAGAAACAAGGAATTAGGTTCTATACTGCAGATAGAGTTTGTACTCGTCTTGGTATGCATCCTTCCTATATTTGGGGGGACGAATACTGGAATGCCCCAAATTCCAACACTGATGTGATAAAAATAGATAACCCCCAGGAGGAACAATGAACTTAATCACAATCGTAGGCAACCTCGGACAAGATCCGGAACTAACCTTTACACCATCAGGCAAGGCTAAAGTACGCTTTAGCGTAGCTGACACCCGTAAGAACGGTGAGGAAACAGAGACAACTTGGCACCGGTGCGTTGCCTGGGGCGCTCAAGCTGAGAACATTGCTTCGATCTTCGCCAAAGGAAACCGTGTCGTGGTTACAGGCAGATACAAACTTGACTCATACAAGACCAAAAGTGGTGAAACAAAGTCCAATATGGAAGTACTGGTCGATGATTGTGGGCTGAGCCTACGGTTTGAAATCCCTACAACCACGACTATGCCGGCGGCTCGCAAGACCTCAGCCCCACAATCAGATGACGAAGAGCCGTTCTAATTGGTTGCAGGATGCTAGTTGTAGGGGGTTGGATACCAACATCTGGTTTCCTTCGGACCCACAAGGAAAAGACTTTTTTGCTCAAGCACGAGCAATATGTAATGAATGCCCAGTAAAACAAGAATGTCTTGAATACGCACTAAGTTTTCCGGCAGTAGAGGACACTGCTGGAATGTATGGAGGATTATCACCATGGCAAAGGGAAACTATTCGCCAGAACCGTTTGACGAAGAAACCGCTCATAAACAACTCGTTTGGGAAGAATTCCTTGGACGATCCGTTGATGCCGCCAATAAAGCCATCGAATGGCTCGAACTTAACGACTACACCGACAAAGACGTTTCCGACGATGAACTTGAAGCAGTTTATGCCGAACGATGGGAAACAACCGGAGATGTTGTTATCGCCGCTTACAACTTCCTTTGGCCTGAGATTGAGTCATTGGCAATCAAGTTGGGAGTCCCATTCCAACCCGAAATTGGAGAGATCCAGGACATTTAAGATGGAAACTAAATACACAACACCTAAACAAACAAAACTGTTGTTATCTTCAACGATAGCTGCACCGGATACAACAATATCCGCACAAGCGCTAGCAGGTTTACTGTCTGCCGGGTGGCCTGATCCATTGCCTGAACACATAGCTTCTGCTATATTTATGGGGTGTTCATATGTTATGAACCTCGGAAAAATGGCATACGACGCTGGAACTATAACTTCAGAAGAACATGCTGCTATTCAGGGTGTTTCAGAGCTATCAATGCAAATTTGGAAAAACATTTACGAGCAATCAGCTAAATCGGAATAACATGGCACAATCATCAGACGAAGAAATTAGACAGCAAAGAATCAATAACATTCTGCCGTATGCTTTTACGCCTGAGAATGCTGCCGAGAACGCTCGAAAAGCCACTATTGCACGTGAAGAAAACAAAAAGCGTGACAAACATGTTCGCGCCGGCTACAGCAAAGAAATCCTTACAGCTCAAGAACAGCTCAAAAAACTGGGTATGTCAAAGCTCGCTGAAGGTGTTGACAGAGAAGATCTGCCTAAACTTGCTATTGGTATCATGATGGACCATGCTTTGCGTGTTTTGGGTGGCGAATGGGAAATCAAGAACGCTGAAGAAGCAACAAAGATTGCAAAGATCTGGCATGACATTCTTCGTCTTGAAATGAACCAGGCTACTACTATTTCCGGTACACAAAATGAAACTCCGGAAACACGTCAATCCAGGTTAGAAGAACTACGTCTTGAGGCTAAACGTCGTGTTGAGGGTGGTTTAAGGGCTGTTGCCGGTGACGCATGAGTCTTCTGTTATCAGATGACGAGTTTAACCAGCTTTCAACAAGGGAGCAGGATGAGTATCTCAAGCTACTTGAAGAAGACCTTACTGCTTGGTCGTTGCAAGGTAACGAACGTCAGCTAAGAGCTAATGCGTTATTAAAGAAAGTTGACTGGCTTTTATACGGTGGTGCAGCCGGCGGTGGTAAATCAGAGCTTCTTGCCTATCACGTACATCAATTAAGCCTTATGTATCCGGGCCATAGAAGCTTGTTGATCCGTACATCGCTGCCGGAACTACGTCGTTCGCTTATTATCCGTACACAGGTACGTTACGCACAGTTGATTGTAGACGCAATCCTGCGTTCCGTAGACAACGTTAAGGCTTGGTGGTATGGCAATGGAAGCATTATTGAATACGGCTATTGTTCTCGTGACGAAGACGTTGGACAGTTCATGTCTGCTGAATACGATTTTATTGGTTTCGACGAAGCTACCCAGTTTACCCCGT